AAAATTAAAGAGTTTTTATCCCTGCAGAAATCTACACTCACCCAAATGCTCAACAACCTCGTTATCGGCGTAAAGCCATCACTGGCTAAACCTATTCGTGGAAATATTCAAGACAATCATGTCATTGAAGCTTACCACTATGTGGTCTTACACGCCCTCAAACGCTTCCTTCCTGCTCAAGAAGTCCATGAAATTATTCATGGTTACCGCCGCTCAACATTCTCCGAAGAATCACTAGATGTGGACATTCAGAAACTTAACTCTGAAGATCATCCCGTCCCAAAAGACGAACACTATTGGAAAGCAATACGCAAAGTCCAACAAATCTTCACTCCTGATGTTCCCCTCAAACCTATTCACTTCGCTGACCTCCGGCACTACCCATGGAAATTATCGACTAGTATAGGAGCTCCTTTTGCCACAAGCAAAGAATGGAACTCATATGTAGTTGACAAATATCACGGATATCAAAACGGTTTCGATGAATCTACTTTCCTTAAACATTATCATCGAGATCTTTTCGCTGAAGCACACTCTGGCATAAGCCTTGATCCACCCATGATCGACGCCCGTATGTCGAAGCGCAACCTCTACAACGAGATGTTTTTCATCAATCGCAAGCATATACATCAAATCAAAGATGGCCGCACTACCAATGACGCAGGTCACGACCTTCGTTACTGGCATACAGCGTTCGCTCGGCAACACCTGGTTAAACAGGATGATCCCGACAAAGTTCGCTTAGTTTTTGGCGCACCATCTACAAGCCTAATGGCTGAACTTATGTTCATCTGGCCTATTCAAACATGGCTCCTCTCCCTCCAAGAGACGTCCCCCATGCTCTGGCCTTTTGTCACACTTACTGGTGGCTGGCATCGTCTAGTCAACTGTATCCATAAGTACTGCCCCTCCTTTGGCTTGATTGCAACTGTCGACTGGAGCGGTTTCGACCGCCACGCTCGTCACACTGTCATTAGAGACATTCATTCACACATCTTTCGTCCGATGTTTGATTTCTCTAAAGGCTATCACCCAACTCACGATTATCCCGAGACATCAGATACTAATCCTGATAGACTCGAAAATCTATGGAATTGGATGTGCGACTCAGTCCTCACGACCCCTCTTATGCTTCCAAACGGAACCTTGATTCGTTTTCAACATTCTGGAATTTATTCCGGATACTTTCAAACGCAATTAACAGATTCCGCCTACAACCTTGTTATGTTATTTACCATTCTCTCAAAAATGGGATTCGACCTCAACAACATCCTCGCTAAAGTACAAGGCGATGATTCAATTATTTGCATCATCTGCTCATTCTTAATGGTGTCACATTGGTTTATATCAATGCTCAAACACTATGCAAAGTACTATTTCGGCGCTGTTCTCAACGACAAAAAGACTGAAGTGTCCAACACTCTTGAACACGTAGAAGTCTTACGCTATCGTAATCGCGGAGGTATCCCCTACCGTAATCGAATCGAACTACTAGCTCAACTCTATCACCCAGAGAGAGCGATAACCTATCAAGCACTAATGGCTAGAACCATTGGCATAGACTATGCCAACTGTGGTTCTGACCCCCTGGTACACCTCGTATGTGAAAACATTCACCAATACTTGGCAAACCTGGGAGTCAAGCCTGACCCAGCTGGTTTACCCTCTGGAGTACGCTTTGTACAGGATTATCTTCCTGGACAAACCTCCATTGACGTCCAGCGGTTTCCAAGTTACTTCGAGACTGTCTCTCGTCTCCTCGACGGATACGAAGATCAGCCTTCTGAAGGATATTGGCCTCGTTCTCACTTTATCGGTGTCCCCGGTAGAACTTGAACTGTTCAGTTTGAATTCACTGAAATTAAATAAAAATCTAAAATTCA